ACCATTCCGTACCTCAATGCCGAGGCATCCTTTGGGCTTTCTTCGAAACCTACCAGGAAAAGGTTATGCTTGTCTTCACTTCCCCATAATTCTCTGGGTATCGGTCCCTTTTTCATTTGAACAATCATTTTGTCCTCCATAAAAACAAAAACGCACTGATTTCTCAATGCGCTTTTGTTTGGCACCCTCGATTGAGAGTGCCGTATGGATTAAAAGGCTTATTTATTAACGGCCGGAATAGATGGGCAGTTCTCCGGACAAAAGCTCTTCCAGCTTCTGGACATGAGCTTCTATCGCCTTGGCAAATACTCTCTGCAGTTGTTGCAGTTCGTACCACAGCCGAAGTTCTCCGCTGCTTCGATCAATTCTGTAACGGAGCTTGGCTCGAATGGTGTAGGCGGGGCCGTCTTCAAATACCGGAATGCCGATCAGGAATTCAGCAGGGACGCTCACATGTCCCTCTGAGACTGCTCCGGAAGGACTTTTTTCCGTATAGACGAAAGACGCCATCCCGTTTGCCAAAGAAACCTTCGAGCCGAAAGTTACGTTACGGACGTCGTTCAGGTTTGTGACGGATTCCAGTACTTCTGCTGCACTTGGTGCGCGCTTTCCATCCCCTACAATGTCAGCGATGTGTTCATCCAGAAACTCAGCGAATTCGATCTGAGACATCCGCTTCTTGTTATTGGAATTCCAATCTCCCCATTCAATGCTTTTTTCAGGTTCATATTTGGCAACTTGATCCCGCCAGTTCGGCTGATCGCGTTTAATGTCATTAAAAACCGCACTTGCCATGAATATCAGAGACTTAATGGACTTGGTCAGATAAAGATTTGTTGAATCAGTTTTGTAATCCTTGACATATTGGCAGAACGATTCAATGTCATTGAAGAAGAGGCAAAAGTTTTTGATCCTAGTAGGAGTTTGCAAGAGATCTTCTCTACCGGTTACGTCCCAGGAATGTCTGCCTACAGGTTTTGCTACCATCGGCACGCCTTCAACCTCAAAAACAAACGGCGCCTTTAAATCTGCGGGCGCCGGGATGCATTGAGCAAGTTCTTCGGTTGTGAACTCTTTCACTTCTTTCTTTTCATCCATAGGTTCCTCCATTAGTTAGTTGGATGATGAATTACGCCGTCGTCATCAATATCAATCGGCGCTCTTTCTTCTTTTCCGATCTCCGGGAATAAATCTCCCTGTCGGTCGAGGTTGGAAACCAGTTCCATTTTTGAATTAACAAACAGGACAGACTGACCGGCTTCTTGCGGAATACGGGTTGTGATTTTGTCGGTAACAATCACAGCTTCAACCATTCCGCCGTTTTTGGCGTTCGGTTTGACCGTCAACTCAATAACGAGTTTTGCCGGTTTCCCTGTTTCGTAGACGGATTTGACGACCTGCTGCATGGCCTCAGTTGCTTCCATTGAGGCCGCGCCTCTGCGCAGTGTTGCAAACGTAGTTTCAAAGGGTTTGCTCATTTATTTGCTCCATTAAAAAAGCCCTCCGAAGAGGGCGTAAATAAACAACTCGATCATTCTTTATCCTCCGTAAAGCCTAACGTCTCTCGAAGTCTCTTCCATTCGCTTTCAGGGAAGTCTTTGAACTCCTTGTACTTACCGGAACTCAATGAAACTATTAAGACGTTTTCGTCGCGGTCCCAAAAGATGCACGCAATCTGATCTGTGTTGAAAATGCAGTCTCGGATTAAGAGTCGGTTCATTTGTCATCCTCCCTTGACTTAAGGAATGCGTAGACCACGTACCCGGCCCATCCTCCGAGGAACAGTACAAACACGGTGAAAAACATACCGGCGAAAAAGTCCATTTACTTCTCCTCGAAGGACCGGAATTGCTCAATTACGCGTAGACACTCGTCGACAACTTCTTGCGTTGTCCACCTTTTGTCTGTAATAGATACATATATGGGCATATAGGTGTAGTCACCGGCGTGCATATAATCCCAACCGAACCAAAGACCATCAAGGCCGGGCAGTTTTCCGCTAAAGGTTAATCCGCCGTGCACTTCAATCGTGTCCTCAATGTCCCAATAGTTTTTTCCATAGAAAGGATGGTTTTTAGGGATGGATACGTAACCGCAAGTGTTCCAAGAGATAAAGCCTTCCATTCATACCCGCCGTCTTTTCCTTCTGCCAGCGTCTCATACTCGGGGAGACGCATCTGATATTCCATTTGTTTATAGATTGTCATTTCGTTTCTTCCGGTTGATATGGGGCGGGGAGGGATCTGAATGCAACGATGAGTCTGTCGTCATGGTCCTCCCAGGAGTAATCGATTCCTTCTTCAAACGAGCGTGCAAATGATCGTATAGCTAAATTTCCGTCTTCATCCTGCGTAAGCCACTTTTTCCCGTCAACCGGGGGCGTTACAGTCGGATATGGGTTCCAGTCGTTTTCTTGATACTCAGGAACGAATTCAACTAACTCTTTTTCGACTGTGATAGTTACACACAGACCTTTTTTGTTAACGGTAGATAATCGGAAGTAGTTATATAAATCGGTGTTTTTTTCAAATTCTTCATGAATTTCTTTATCCGTGAAGAATTGATTCACCTTCGCTTTTAATTCAGGGTCTTTAATCTTCCACATCGTTTTCCTCCTACACACAGCCGCCACAGCAGCCGTGGGGTACATTTTCGTTAATCATTTTGAGGAGCTCTGCTTTGTGCTCCAGTAGCTCTGGATTCTTTTTTAATAGAGGTCCCGAGACATCCGTCCATGGATCCTCTTCAACATGCTCACTCCAGTGATCATCAAACCAAACATCACCGCCAGAGATCATGTCTACATAGCCTGCATATTGTTTGCCGTCTGCCTTAAATGTCAGCTTCTCCGCACACAGGTTTGGAAAGCAGCCGCTGTAATCGATGAATTCGAACTGCATATTGGCCTCAAAAGAGAAGCCCCGCTTTCACGGGGCTCCTGGTTATTTGTTAGTTGACACTATTCTTTATCCCAATCGCTAAGAGCTTCAGCTAGGGATCTTATGAGTTTTAAAGCCTGCTCTTTCGACAAGATGATGTTATGTGCTAATGCACAAGAATCAGCTCCACGCATTAGCAAATATTTTGGTTTTCCAGGAATAAAACTTAAAGATGTAATCACGACCGGATCAAGCGTTTTTAACCTTTCATCTTCTTGTTTTAGAGCAAGCGCGGTGACAGCTGGGTTCAAAAGTTCTGGGCTTGTTTTTCCCATTTTTATTACTCCAGCTTGTAGGCACTAAACTTCAAAATATCGTCATCAGGCGGTTCAATTTCAAGTTCTCTGAAAGCCAATACAACAGCGCCACTATATTGATCCCAACTTCTGAAATCGGTATTGAAGTAAGAAACACGAATCTGGTGCTCAAATCTTCCGTTTAAGTAAACTAAATAGTTACCTGGGCGAGGAGGCCTTAAAGCTGGAAACGGATTCCATCCATCTGGGTTGTACTCAGGAACGTTTTCAAAAAGATCTTTAACGATGCTTATTGAAAATTTTTGATCATCATCAGAAGCAAGAATGTAATTTGATCCATCAGTCATTTGATCTTGGCAACGCTTTGCAATGCTTTCATCCGATAGCAGTTGCATGATCTTTTCTTTTAAAGTAGGGTCTTTGATCTTCCACATTTATTTCTCCAAAAGAAAAACCCCGCTCTCGCAGGGCTTATTAGTTATTGCTGAACATCCGAGGATTTCTCGGTAGTTGGTTGTTCCTGAGTAACCTCGCCATCTTCGATGTCTTTGAAGTCTTCGACCGAGACAGCATTGATGTCAATGACATCTTCAGGCTTAACTTCCTCTCCGGCTTCTCGTTTCGCGTCAACATTAGCCACCTGCAGAGCCTCAATTGAAACAGGCAAATATTTGAACAACCTGCGGATGACAGTTTTCAGGGCCATCTGTTCAAAATACGAGTTCCAGATGTTCTTTGACTTGGCCTTTGCCTTAACCGCTTCAACCTCGGCACGAGACATGACCTCGAACTGGTATCCGCCACCGCGCAGATTTGCGACCGCGTAGACAAACGTGATCGGTTTTTTAACTCGGTCAGCTTCACAACTCGGCACGTGATGAATGTCCGGATGCAATCCAAGCTGGTAGTTGAACTCGTCACCTTCGTGGACAGCAAAAGCCGAGAGTGACAAAACCTGGCCGGAGCGACGGGCAAGGTCAATCATTCCGCGGTATCCAAGAATTAACTGGCACTGGTTGCCGTAGGGAACAAGGTAAGCTTGGCCGAGAGCAGAACCGGGTTCAAGGCCGAGTTGAGCTGACTGCATAACGGCGCCCAGGAACGAGGCAGGAGTTGTGTTGAGGAGGGCAGGAGTTTTCCGGACTTCGGTGGCAGCAATGCGAGCCATGCGATCAGCGCTCAAGTGTTTCGGAACCGCTAGCGCTAATTGTTTTTTGAACTGGTCAGACAGAACCTGCTGCACGATGATCGGCGCTTTTGTCTTAGGTTTTGCGACTGGTGCAGAGGGTGCGCCGACAGCGGCGGCGAGTTGGTCAGATGTGGACATAATTTAATTCCTATGAAAAAGCCCCTCGAACTGGAGGGGCTTTGGTTGATTAAGAGTTACGAGAAATAAGCCAGAGGCAAAAATAAAGCCCGCTTGTGCAGGCTTGGAGGGAATTTGGCTCGGTTGATCCGGCTCAACCGAGAAAGCCTTTTCTT